ATGCAGGTCTATTCCAAACAAAAACGCATTTCGCAAATTTGCTCCTTGCAAATTAGCATTTTGCAATTTCGCACAGTCCAAAATCGCGCTTTGCAAATTCGCATTGCACAAATTTGCTCCTTGCAAATTAGCATCTTTCAAATTTACATTTTGCAAATCAGCATCGTGCAAATTCACATTCTGCAAATCAGCACAGGTTCCGCCGCATTCACCAGCAATCCATTTTGCATGAGCTTCTAGAATGTCTTTAATTTCTGTAGTATTCATACTAATCCCGTTTGGTTTTAGAAAAAAAAAGGGAATTGCCGAAGCAATTCCCTCCATTGACTCTGTGAAATGTTCCGTATCAACCACCACGATACGCGGCTGGGCAGATTGGTGAGTGTCCACGGTCACAACGTAGCGTGTCGATCAAATGCTGTTCCCTGCATGCACCACAGCATTTTTTTCCGGTGCAGGCACACAGCACATCACTGTTGTTCGTGACATCATTGATACTCAGATTCGGTTTAATGATTTTTTCCATGTTACGCATCTCCACTCGACATCGTCATTTTTACGTCCCATCAACATGGTCATGTGCAATGCCGACATTGACATATCGCATTTGTCGCACGGGCGTGACCATTGTCCGGCAAATTTTTTCAGCCCAACCATGTGATTCCGTCCATGCTACCGTGTGCCACCGTGTGATCGGTCGGTCCGTGGCCTCATCGTAGATTTGTTCATCGATCCTGTACATTGCGAGACTCCCCATGATATGAGGATGGGCATTGCGTCGGCAATGCCCATCCCGGTGTGAGGGGTGATGGCGGATCAGTCAGGGATGATCCGGGTCGTGGTGCCGTTGCGACGTCCAGCACGCAGTTGTGTGAATGCGGACTCATGCATTTCGGCCAGCAGATTCTCGACGTAGCTCATTCGCCCATCGGACATGGGTTCCAGCGGGTACTCGGTTTTGTCCGGGCCACGTACCACGCGGCCATTGAGCACCCGGAGCAGACACTGGTAACCCCGCTCGATGCGGTCGATGGCGTCCAGTGCCAGTCGTTTCGTGTTTTCGTTGCCGTCCGTGGTCAGGGGGATTCGGTACCCCCGCGATTTTCTCTGTTTCTGTTCGGACATGAGACGATCTCCAAAAAAAACGTTTCTGTTGATCTCGTACAGCTATATAGAGGATACCATATGCCCCCCACCCTGTCAAGTGAAAATCCGAGATTTTTGGCCTCTCGATAAAATTTTGTTATCGGACCATACATGGGAACCGTCCGGCCATATATAATGGGATAGCCACCTCCTCGTCGATGCAGCCGTAGACACCGTAGCACCTATATATAGTACATTCCTGATCCAGTCCGTCCACTATACACACTATATATTGTGGATCGACATTGTCCAGTTTATGCTTTCCCCCAAGATTCCAGACATACTCGGTCCTGTTTGTCGTCAATCCCTGACCCCAGGAAAACCCGACATTCTGGCTCCAAAACGTACGCGATATTCCGGACATGGCATATCCGGTAGGGCGATGGCAATTCGGAGATTCTGGACCCACAGAGTAGGGTATAATACTGGACATTGCATCTCCAGATTGTCCGACTAAGACGTCGAGATGGCACTGTGGGCTTGTGGACCGTACGGACCGGGGTAGGTGGGACGGATAGAAAAAGAAGGACGGACTGGTAGTCAGCTCTAAATTTTATATAAAATTTAAAAACTTTAGGTGGGGGGAAATTTAAATAAATTAAGCTCCTATAACGACTTACATATCATCATAGGAGCTTAATTTAGCACAGTTACAAGTTAAATTGTGAATACAAATAATTTTAATTTGGTTTGCACTGATAGATTTATCATATGTTCCGTACCTCTGCTCTGTCCATCCCAGAGAATTACAGCAGCATCAGCGTATAATGCCATTTCCCTATTTCTAATATAGCAGGCCGCTTTTCCAAATTTATCCCAGTTTGGTGGGAATTCTTTTACTGGAATGCCATTATTCTCGGCCCATTGTTTGCCTAGCTGATCCATTCCCATTTCAGTACCACAAACTACCTCTGTTATTTTCAAATCACTAGAAAGACTCTCCAATACAGAGGAAAGTTTGTTATAATCAACAATAGTCCTAGAACATGCAATAATAGTTTTCATTTAACCTCCAGCACTAGTTTAATTGTGTTTGATATAAGTTTGTAATTAATTAGCACAGGACTCACAAAACAAAAATAATTAGAGCACTATACAATAACAATACTATTATCACTTAATTTCTGCATAATTATTTCCAGTCTTACAATCTGCAATAAATGGAATAGATAGATTAATAGCATTCTCCATACAATTTTTCAGTGTCCTCACATCCTGTTGCGGATTACAGGACTCACACACAATCTCATCATGGACGATCATAACAATCTTCAAACCATGCACTCTACACAGGCAAGCTGCGGCCTTAATCTGATCTGCTGAAAATCCCTGAATCTTGAAATTGAAAGCCTGACGCACGCATCTAGCTTTAGATGGAGCTTTTCCAGGAGAATAATTGGGTAGAATCTTATACTGAGGAAACCGTCGTCTTCTGCCGGTTAGTGTACAGACAAATCCATTGGACTGTAGTTCGTCTCTAGTTTCCTCCATAGCTTCCTTAACTCTGGGATACAATTCAAAGAATTTACTAATCCATTCTTTAGCAGTCTCGACTGGCACTCCCATATTATGGGAAATACCATATTCGCTACTGCCATATACAATTGGGAAGTTCACACCATTTTTTGCGCGATAGCGTTCTAGTTTGTATTTCTTGGCTGCTGCTTCGTGTTCCTCGGTTTCATTGGTCAATTCCGTTTCTGTCAGTCCAAGATTGAAGATTCCATTTGCTGTAACAAAATGCAAATCCAGATTTTTCTTAAAAGCATCAATGATAGAAGGATCACCACTGACCTCGCCAAGAACACGCAGCTCCTGACCAGAAAAATCACCACCTACCAGTGAATATCCAGGAGCAGCTTTGATAACTTCGCGAAAATTCAGATCAGGAAATTGCTTAGAAATATTTGGAAGTTGTTGCAGATTTGGATTTCTGAAATTAGTTCTACCAGTTTTAACAATTCCTACAGAAGGTCGTACTCTACCATCTATATCAATCATATCATAAGTAGGAATGATATAAGCATCATAGAGCTTACGAATTTTCTTATAATCGATAAGAAGATCAATAAAAGGATGTTTTCCTTTCAATTGTGCAAGTGTATTTTTATCCAAACTTTGTGTATACTTACCTGTTTTTGGATTCTTAGTTTTTGGAACAACTATGTCAAATTCTTCCTTAAGAAGATTAACCAATTGTGGAGTAGATTTAAAATTGACAGGAAGAGTGCGCTCACTGCTACCATCAAATAGAATCTGAATAGTAGGATACTTGTGAGCCATAGCAAGCATCCTATCTTCAAGCTCAATCAACTTGTTACTAGCTCTGAGTTTCAATGCATCCAGCTTTTGAACATCAATTTCTACTCCATTAATCTCGATATCAGCCTGCACAAACACAAAAGGCATTTCAATAGTATAAAACAGATAAGACAAGTCCTGTTCGGTCAATTCTGTCTCGTACAAATCATGTAAATACCAAGCCCAAACAGCATCATTATGGCAATATCTATACCATTCCTTACTGTGGTATCCATAACTACTGGCTTTCTCCCAGCCCTGTACTTCTCCAATAGGAATACGCAAATCCTGTACTGCCAAAACCTTCAAGCCGTGGGTTTCCCTATTTTCATCCAACAAATAACTGGCAATGTAAGTACAGAAAATACGTTCTGGATAATGCCCACAAAATTTCCTACAGCATTTTATATCAAACTTAGCATTGTGTGCAATAAACAATCCGTTATTAAAAATAACGCCCAAAAATTTTAAAATGGATTGAGTTTCTATATTTTCCCATAAATCAATGTAGCAGGCCTTCTTACCATTACAAAAAGAAATTCCCACTGGTTCCATTTTCATGTAACTAAGGCCAGTAGTTTCCCAGTCAAAGCTAAACTGGTGCCCTGCTCCATCAAACCAATTTTTTACCTGTTCCAAGGTGGTAAGAATAGTTCTCTGCTCTGGCACCATCATAATTACACCTTTGCCCTCTGACCCTGCTTATCATCACCAAACCAAGTCTTCTTGAACTTGCGAATCATGGACAATTGCATTTTTACAGATGTTAGGTGTTTCTCAACAAGATTTTCAACTACATCCAGCAACTCACTATCGGTATAATCACCAGAAACTTTACCAGTTTCAACCATATTGGGATAGAAAAGCAGAGCACTATAATTTGTATCTTCAACAACTTGAACTTCATTAGGGCTAAGACCAATCAAATCCAACAGATTATTAACTTGATCTCTCATAAATTCCTCAGTGCCAGAACAGTATAACTAGTTACCAAAAAGATAATCGTCGAGTTGAACCGCTCTACGAGCTTTAGCAGCCGTCCTAGAAATTGCCCTACCAATACATTTTCTATCCTCCGTAATTTTATTCATGATTTGTGGATAGTTTTCTGTCCAATATGCGATCTTTTTCCTCAGTTCTGCCAAAGGAATTTTTAGAATCTTTGCAATCTCTGGCATAGTGTAATACTCGTCATATCCACTATACAGCAACAACAACTTAAAATTCTCCGGCTTGGTAAACAAGTCTCCAGCTTTCATACAAACCTCTTCAAAACTAGTCCGGTCCTGGGCAGCCGGAGGCGGCCTGCCCGTCCCGGCCTACCTAATATACGCCACAAGGCCTCCCTTTGTTCGCCAAAATCCGCCCCTTCCCCAAAATTTTTTAGCCCGGTAAACCACGATTTTATTGGAACTTGTTATACAGAAATTAAACTTTTTCGTCCAAAATCGTGTTAGATAAAAACTAAAATGGGTATTTGTGAAAAATTTTTTTGTTGTCATAACTCCCTATAAATCTGATATTTGTGAGAAGCTCAGTGACATGTTGCACAGAATTCTTGTTAATTTTTAGGGTATTTTTCTGCATATAATATAGAGACTCTTATATTCTTCTATGGTATAACCTCTGAATAAATCTTTGGTAAAGGGTTATCCCTTTACCATGTGTATTTACCTCTGGCTCTACAAGAAATAAGAGAAAAGAATATAAGCGAAGCTTATAACGCCAGATTCTGTCCATACTGTAAGGAACCAACATAGATGGCCTACTGTAAAAAATGCAAAAGGATAAAGTCCAATTATGACTTCCTAGAAAGAGAAGACAGGGAAGGCCTCTATAGTTGGTGTATTGAATGTATGGTAAAGTATAGTCGTAGGGTAGACTTTCCACCAAAAGATGAACGAGGATTTGGGAAATCAAAATGAGTGAGAAAAAGAGAAAGAGTTTTACAGAAGGAAAGGAGCGAAAGTTTACTCTTCCAGAACGGGCTAGATTTGATATTAGAATGTTGCCTGTGATTCAGAATCTTGTAGCAATGGGATTGACTGAATCTGACATTGGCATGGTAGTTGGTTATCAGGGAGCCAATACGGTTGATTGGCTGCATAACCTCAAAAAGAAACATCCAGAGGTGGTAGAGGCTTGTAAAGCTGGAGCCAGGATGGCCGACAGCTTTCTTGTAGCTCAGATGTTTCGTTCTGCTATTGGTTACGATTATGTCGAAGAAGAGTGGGGGTATAACAAGGACGGGGAATGGGTCAAAAAGAAAGAATCTATCAAACACCAACCGGCCAATGCTCAGATGGCTATTTTTATGGCAACAAATAGGATGCCCGAACAGTTTAAGCATCGAGTTGATCTAACAAAACGTGGATTGATTATCGATAATACTGAGGAACTTTCGTCTGAACAGATAGAAAAATTAGCTGGTGCATTGTTGGAAGAAGCCAATAAAACTAAACTACTTACAGCAGATGTAGTTGATGCAAAATTTGTGGAGACAGAAAATGCTGACAGCAAATGAATTGGGCTATGTAAGCGCATTGCTGCAAGTTGCTACTGTTGCAAAAGAAGCGAAGGCTGAAGAGCTTAGAGAGCGTTTGGTAAAATACGCTGAAAATGTTCTAGACCAATCCGAATCTCAGATTGTTACAGCTAAGATTGTGGAGTTTTCAAACAAATGACTAAACCAGAGTTGAAACAAAAACTAGAAGAACTTGAGCGTAGAGTGAAATGGCTTGAGGAGCATAGTTATTTATATTATCTTATTCCATGTTATACTCCGCAGCCGGCATATCCTTCTACGCCTTATGTCAACACAGATAATACTAGTGCAGGATTTCCACAATGAATCTAAAGATTTTTGATAGTCCAGATGGATTCTTTGAGGCAATTCCAAAAGGACTAGAAGAAAATCTTAATTTTAGGATGAATGTTCTAAGTCCTGTTTTGGATAAAGATTCATCTTTACAGAAGATTGTTCTTAAGATGATGCTTGAGAATCCAAAGATTTATTTCAATGCTTTTGCATGGACACTTAACCCACGACTTCCAGTTGGTTTGAGAAATCGTCCTTTTATTCTTCGGCCAAAACAGGAAAAAGCTGTAGATACTATTACTTCTAGTATTATACATCAAAATGATGTTGGAATCAACAAAGCTAGGGATGAAGGAGCAACTGAAATAGTAACAAAGTTGATTGCCCTACTGTCAATTCTTCCTGATTCATACTATATTGTTGGTTCAAGAAATAAGGATTTGGTGGACAGTAAGGGTGATCCTTATACTTTGTTTGCAAAGATCGATTATGCATTTGACACAATGCCCGGCTGGCTAAAAAAGACGATTCAGTACAACCCGCTATTGAATCGCAAGGACATGCAACTCAATATTCCAGCAGTGAATAGTGTAATTCGTGGTGAAACTACTAACGAATCGTTTTCAGCTGGTCGTCGTTCGACTGCTATTTTTCTAGATGAGTTTGGTAGGGTTGAGCCAAGAGTGGCTGAATCCATTGAAGGAAGCGTTCATGATGTTACTGGTTGTGTTATATATGGAAGTACTCACTGGTATGGTGAAAGCCATCCATTCGCCAGAGCTTTGCGTAAACCCAGTACGGCTGTAGTTAATCTTCTTTGGTATGAAAACCCAGAGAAGGCGGCTGGTCTGTACAAAACTCCTGACTATAATGTGATAGAAATTGTGGACAAAGAATATTATACCACAAATTATCCTCAAATATTTACTCAGGATTTTAATTGGACATTTAAGCTGTCTGAACTGGAGAAGGAGTTGCTCAGCCGTGGATATACTGGACCGTCACCAAAGTTTATTGCTGATAAGTGTGAAGGTCTTCCTCCTGGGGCTGACGTGCGTTCTCCGTGGCATGATAAAGAAGAGGAACGCCGACAAGGCAACTTTCGTGATTTTGTATCCAATGTTTGGGCTTCTCCTGTTGGTTCACAGGATTCGGTATTCTCTACTATCACTTTGGCACGGATCGAAACTTCTACCATCTCTGACCCTAGGTTTAATGGGGACTTTGGCTATCAACGTGATGCCGATGGACATGTAGTTAATGCTCATGTTATACGATCAGGACGACAAAGGTTTCGCTGGTGGGGAGAAGTCAATGAAAAGGGAATGCCGATCATCAATCATAATTATGTGATTGGTTGTGATCCTTCCTTGGGTACTGGAAATTCAAATAGCGTAGCCGCTATTCTCGATGTCCACACCCATGATTTGGTTGGGACATGGGTTTGTCCCAATACTCCACCAGAAGAGTTTGCTGACATAGTCGCTGCAATGGCTACAATTTTTAACAATGCCTATGTCGTTTTTGAAAATAACGGTGGGCATGGAATTAACTTTGGGCGTCGGCTAGTTAAAGATGGTTGTCGTAGAGTATATACCCAAAGAGTTGAAGACGGAAAAACACACAAAACCCAGAATAAATGGGGATGGAACAGTAACCCCAATAGTAAATCTGACCTTTTGTCCGAGCTCGGTATTGCCTTATCAGAAGGATTGAAAACGGAACGCAGTTATACGTCCTGTGTTATCCATGATGAAGAGATTTTGAAAGAACTTCGTAGTTATGTTTTCTACGAAAATGGTGACATTGGTGCCGAAGAGTATCAGGATTTGAAATCTGGTGCCAGAAAACGACACGGAGATAGAGTAATTGCTGTTGGCTTGTGTGTGTTGGGTAGTAAATATCAGCACAAAGCACCAAAAATTGAAAAAACAACAGTGAATATCGATAGTTTTGAGTATAGGAAAAAACAACTTGAAGAAAAACTAGAGAATGATTCACGAACAGAGCGAAGGTTTTTGTACTAATGGACAAGAAAGTACTTAATTCAAAAACATCGAAACAGAGTTTTGTTGCCAGATTGCAACAGTTGGTTAAAGTCTGGCAGCAATATGCAAAGCCAGCACTCTCACATAGAAAATCTTTGATTAAGTTGATGGCTTCTGGTTATTTCGATGAGAAGTATAGTCGTTATCATGTACTTAATCTGATTGATCGTGGAGTTTCTACAATTGTGCCATTTTTGGTTGAAGGCAACCCAAGAGTTTTGGTAGAAACCGATGTGCTGGAATATAAGCCTTGGGCATATACTACAACTCTGGCTATTAATTATCTTCTAACCAAGATGAATTTTGCCGAAACTGTCCTTATTCCTGCTGCTGTTAACTCTATGTTTGGTGCGGCAATCACAAGGACTGATTATTACTATGATAGAATTATTTCTCTAGAAGATGAAGTAATCAAACGTGGTACTCCAAGGGTGGAATTGATTGATGACAGTAATTATGTCGGTGATCCATCTGCTAGATGTCGCACTAATTTTGTTTTTGAGGGCGATATCTACACTTTGCCTACAGAATATGCCAAAGATTTTTTTGGTAAGGGAAAAGTTAATCCAGATTGGATTACTTCAGACAGTAAATTGTTGACTGATTTTAGTCCTCATGAAATCGATCATCCTGATTTTGATCGAAAAATGTTTGCATTGAGGGATTATAGTACATTTATCGATCTTTATCTTCGTGATGATAATACTATCATTACAATTATGCCGGAAGGAAAGACGGACAAGATTTTACGTACACGGGAGTGGGATGGTCCAGGTGATGGACCTTATGACTATCTAGGTTATCAGTATCTGCCCGAGTCTCCTCTTCCTATTCCTCCGGCTTGGAAGTGGCACGACATGGATGTTACTGCTAATTTGGTTGTCGATAAGTTGCGTGAGTTGGTTGAGAATCAGAAGGATTTGATTGGCTATTCGGCAGAATCTGAAGAGGATATCAAGAAAGCTATTAAAGCTCCCAATATTGGTGCTGTCAAGATTGATAGTCCTGATGCTTTTAAGATGATTAGTTTGAATGGAATCAAGGATAGAAGTAACTGGGATTATATTAGTTTTATTCTGACTGAGCAGACAAAACAAGGAGCTAATCCTGATGTTTTGGGTGGACGTGGAGCCCAAGCTCCTACATTGGGGCAAGAGCAGTTGGTTTATAATAACGCTACTCGTATTATTGGCAATATGTATAATCGGTTCCACGGGTTCATGACTTCAATTGTCAAGAAATTGGCATGGACATATTGGACTGATCCTACTCTCGAAGTGCCGGTAGTGAAAAATGTGCCTGGGTATGGGCCTTTGCCTGAGGTTTTTGCCCAACCAGATAAAGTTGCAGATTTTTACGATTTTGTTTTTAAGGTTGTACCGTATAGCACGCAAAGAACATCGCCTGAAATTCAATACCAGAAGATCATGCAGCTTATGTCCCAGTGGGTTCTGCCTACTCTACAGATTGCAGAGGCTCAGGGTGCCCAGCTTAGTATTCCTGAAGCCACAAAGCTCTTGGCCGATTACAGTGGCATTACAAACTTCAATACGTTTTATAAAACAATTGTGCCTAAGCCTGGTGAGTCAGTTCCATATCAAATGCAGCCATTTACTAGACGTAGTGAAGGCAAACCAAATATGGGATCGGACGCATTTGGTACGACACAGGGTAACCAAAATAGTAATTTAAACATGCAACAGGAGCGTACTTCAGATGAAAAAGTTATTTAGTATTCTTATTCTCATGGGACTGATTGCAGGTTGTGTTCCTAAACCTGTTGTGCAGGGAATTGCAAATCAGGTTGCAAGTGTCCGCAGTACAGTTGTCCATATCGAGAAAGTTGGTAAGTGCCAGGGTTCAGGATGTATCATCAGTCCAGATGGTATTATCTTTACTGCCAAGCATGTTACTGATGGTGGTGGTAAGTTTATTGTTACTTTGGACGATGGTACCAAATATGAGACTGACGTTGCTGTTGAATGCAAAGATTATGACGCGGCCTTCTTGAAGATTAATCCGACCAAGCCACTTAAATATGCCCTACTGGCTAGAGTGACTGATCTTCGTGTTGGTGATCCTATTTTTATCATGGGCAGTCCCTTTGGTAGTGATAACATCAATTCTGTTAGTCTTGGCATTATCTCGGCCATGCAGCGTAATCTTGATGCAGATGTAAACTATGGTTTTGGGTGGCGTGTGACATTTCAGACTGATGCTACTGCTGAGCCAGGCAACTCTGGTGGTCCTGTATTCAATCTGAAGGGTGAAGTTGTTGGTGTTCTAGTCGCTGGTATGGATGCTACAGTGAATTATTCCGTTCCTGTTGCTGTTTTTATGTATAATCTGGACGTTGTTAAACAGTTGTTCAGATTGAATCAATTTGAAATTAAAAACTATAATCCGCCTATGTATATTTGTGAAGTGGAGAACTAGAATGCCTCTGAAACGCGGAACTTCTAAAGAAGTTTTTAGTGAAAATGTAAGAAAAGAGATGGAAGCTGGTAAGTCACAAGAACAAGCTGTGGCAATTGCCTATGCCATGAAGCGAAAGAGCCTGAAGAGAAAGAAATCCAATGGCTAAGAAACAAGCCTTGAAGTCAGGAATGTTAGTTATTGTTCACTGGAATGATATTGCTAGCTATGATTCATGGATTACTCATGATGATTCGCTAGATTATCCACTAGTAAAAGCAAAATCAGTCGGTTGGGTTGTGAATGATGATGGAGAGATTCTAAGACTGGCAAGCAATATTGCCGAAGATACTCATAACGTTCTTGTTATACCAAAAAGTGTTATTATTAAGGTGGAGAAATTAGATGACGGAGAATAATGATGTCTCTCTTTTTACGGCCTTTGCTGATGTTCCTCTCTGGCTTTTTAGTTTGGGGACTCACGTTCGCCCGCAGCTACGCATTCCGAAATGCCTGGACTTCAGTTTTGTGTGGTATTATATTTTTGGATGAGTTGATTGGTATCTTTCTAGGAATGTGGTTGGCAAGAGAAGGTTATTGGTATGATGCAGTAGCTGCTGCATTGGGCGGTAGTATTTCAGCCATGTTAATAATTAAAGTGAATAAGGAAAAGAAATGACTGCATCTGCTAAATGTAATATCGTAGTGGAACTAGATGGATTGAATAAAAATATTCAACTGCCTGTGTCTTTTGCCACTACTACAACTCCGACTACGTTTGCCCATTTGCGACAGACTCAATCCACTACTGGTGTCGCTGAAGCTCTCGACATTGGAGATGTCACTACTCCATTATTGATTGTAATGGAGTGTATTACCAATGATGTGAATGTGGATACTTCTTTCAATACTAGTTTTAATTCCGAGCTTTTGATAAAAGAAGGTGAAGCAAGTGTATTTGTTCCAACTGGAACTGTGTATATCAAAAATAATGTTACTGAGGAAGTAAGTACAGTAGAATACCTTGTTATAGGAACCTAACATGGCAGATAAAAGTTATAAAATAAATGAAGTTATTGATGTTGTATATCAGCCTGCTAATGCAGTTTCTGGTATTGTTGTGACGATGGATGTTTATGATGAAGCTGGGGTTTTGGATTCTGTCCAATCGGGTGCCATGACGGAAATTGGTACTACTGGACGGTACAAAAAGAGTTTTACTCCTGATGCTGAGGGTTTGTGGCTTGTCCAGGTTAGTGATGCCAACGGTGGTAAGGCTGTAAAAAGCTTTTCTGTAGGCACCACCAATATCAGTGAGATTGGAGCAACTGTCACTACTATTAATGCAAAAATTGATGCTGTTCAGGATAGTGTGGATGCACTAAAAAATCCACCTATGTTCGGGTAAATCCATTACTAATTATTCCATATGGTTAACTATGCCTACTTACTCTTATCGATGTGACAAATGTGGATTTAAATTCGATAATATTGTTTGTATCTCACAACGTAACCAGACTCAGAAGTGTCCTGAATGTTTGGGTCCTGCTTCTCGTGATGTGGAGACCGAAGTCAGAAGTCGTTCTGAAATGAATGAAGATCACCCTCGCTGGTCTTGGAGTATGGGTTGTGCTACTCCTGAGGAGGGACGTGAACATTTGAAGAAACATCCAGATATCGAATTTAAATTCGGGGATCATGGTCCTGTTCTAGTTCGTAACAGACAAGAAAAACTTAAATTGATGAAATATTTTGGCATGGAAGAGTATTAAGGAGACAGATATGAATAAGTTGATTGATTTGAATGATGCTCCTTGCAGTGTTTGCAAAGCTGAGTTTCTTAAGACTGATTTGGATGAAGTTGGAAGATGCAAAGTTTGTGCTGAACGCAATCTCCAACCTGGCTTCAAAACTGAACAGGAATTTGTCCAGAAAGATACTTTGTCTAAAGATAAAATCAAAGAGATTATCAAAGAAGTTCTTGCCGAATTGAGAGCCGAGGAGAGTGAGGCAGATGATTTGTCCGAAGATGGAGTGACTTATAAATCCAAGAAATGTGTGAAGTGTGGAAAAGATTTTGTTCCGCGTGCTCCTGCTGCCAAAGTTTGTGATGATTGCAGAGAAGCAGTTAAATAATAAGTTCAAGGAGACAGAGAATGCCTGAGGAACTCCCAACTACCGAATCGATTGAGACTACTCAAACTACTGAAACTGATGTTGTGGATAATACTACTCTTCCAGCTGATGTTGTCGAGCCTGAGAAGATTTCTGATGAAGAGAAACCCTCTGCTGAGAATAAAGAATCTTTTATCAGCAAGATGAAGGAAAAAATTTTTGGAAAGAAAGAAGATACGAAGGAAGTAGTTCAGCCTGAATTTGAGGAAGATATCTCCGATAAATTTACTGAAGCAGCTATCAAAATAGGCTGGACTGAAGATCAGATCATTGAATTTGCTAGTAAGTATAGCAATAAAGAACTGGAGGAATTGATTCCACAACTGCAAGCTGAAACAAAATTGGAGGACGAGCCTACCGAAGAACCTAAAGAAAAGACTGTAACAGAAACATTGGAATTGGATGACGAGAAACTAAGGCCTTATCTGGAGAAAATTGAGAAAGCCATAGAAGCCAAGTACCAGGAGAAAATCGGAAAGATCGAGAATAGCTTGAAAACTGCCGAACAGGATAGGTCTGCAAAAGAAGCTCGTCAGTATCAAATTACTGCTGATGAGTTCTTTGACGCCGCTTCTAAAGACTTTCCAGTCTTTGGAAAAACTAGTGAATTGCCTAGATTTCCCAAAGGCACAGCCAATGCCGGGAAGATTGTTCCCAAGGGTGAAGCGTTCGAAGCACGTAATGCCGTGTGGCAAGTTGCTGTGAAACTTCATCAGGCTGGCAGTAACTGGAATGATGCTCTAAGTGATGCCTTAGCTTGGTATAAAGGCAAAAATATGGAAAAGGATGTTCGTAGTAAGGTGATAAGGGACTTGAAGAAACAAGAAATGCGGCTAAGTCCCAAGCGATCTGAGCATACTATGGAAACAAAATATGCTACAGAGGAGGAAAAACGACGTGCTTTGATTGATAATATTGCTCGTCGCGCAGGGATTAGCTAAATTAGGAGTTAATTTATGAGTGATGTTGTTACCCTTCAACAGGCAGTTGATTTTACTAATGGTACTCTTCAGCATATCCAGTCTAAGAAACCGGCCAATACATTCTTGTACAGCACTTATGCGGTTTTTAACACTTTCTGGAAAAATGCCGTCAAGATTCGTGGTGGAAAGTACATTGAGGACCATGTGAATCTCGGCAGCGAAGGCAATGCTAAACATGCCGGGCTGTGGGATGAGGATACCCACAATGTGGTCAATATCGAGAAGAAATATCGTACGGATTGGGTTCATAGTACGACTAACTTCTCGTATAACCTGATTGAGGCCGATCTCAACCGTGGCGGTCTTGAGGAAATCTTCGACATGGTTGAGAACAAGTACGATAACATGTGTAGAGAGTGGGTGGATGATATTTTTGTCAAGTTGTTCTCTACTCCGGCTAACTCTGATGATGTTCTGACGCCTATTGGTGTTAGTGGCTGGTTGCCTCTCGGTACTGATAATTCTACTGGTGGTTGGACTGGTTATACTGCCAAGTATGGTGATGGCACTTCGTTTAACGTTGGTGGCTTGGCCTGTAGTTCCACTGTTAATCCGCTTTGGGCTAGTTATTATGCTGACCACAATGGGCAGATTGATGACAGCCTGTTCCTGATTCTGTTCAAGGCTATGCAGCGGTTGACCTTCCGCGGTCCGCAGACCCCTAAGGTGTTGGATTTGAATACCGATGGGTATTCTCCTGCCTTTAGTATGTATACGTCTTTGAATGTGCAGGCTCAGACCGCTCAGTTGTATGCCAAAGCTGACGATCAGATGGGTTTCAGACCGCAGGTTCATTATGGCGTTCCGCACTTCATGAACATTCCTCTTGAGTATGTTCCTATTTTGGATACTGCGGATACTAATCGCTACGGTACTGATCCTATTTTTGGGATTAACCATAACTTGATTTATCCTATCGTGCATAGCGCTTGGAACTTCAAGATTTCTGAGCCGGTGAATCGTGCGGCTGGTGGTCAGCACCTTGTGATGACGGTGTACGGTGATCTTGAATATTGCATTCATGGTCGCAATCGTCGTCATGCTGGATTCCTGATTTCGCAGCAGTAAGTTATTAGGTAACAGTAGAAGTATGCACAGTAATGATACCGTAGGCTTGTTGCCTATTGACTTCTAATGTTACGTTTATAGAAAGGTTAATTATGAGCAATGAGACTAAAGTGCAGTATGGATTGAATCCTCGCAGGGAGCGGCATCGGGTATTGTATACTAACACTTCTGGGTCTACCAAGACCATCTATGAAGGCGAGCCTATGTGTTTTAATTACGACACTACGGCTAACCTTACTGGCTATAGTAAAAGTGAGGGTGGTGAGGTCGATTGCCAGACTGACCCCAACACGACTGCTGAAGGATATCAGAATGAGGGTAAATACCTTCGGGTTGAAAATCCGAACGATCTCAATCTTCAGTGGTTTGCAGGAGTTGTTGCTCCTGGTTCATGGGTTGGTCAGACTGTGGCTAATGGAGCTAGTCTGTTTCTTGAACTTTATGCTCCTAATGGGGCAATCGTTCCTGTTCGCAGTTCAGTGTACAGCACAGTAGGACAAACGCTGCTTGCAATCACTGATTCCTCGCAGACTTTCTCTAGTCCGCTGTATGCTAGTTCCACTAGTAGCTGCGTTGTCGTTGCTATCGCCGAGGAAACTGTTGATCGTAGTTCTACTAATGGCCTGTGTCTAGCTAAGTTGCATTCCCCCGAAGCAATGGCTAACCTTGGTGTCGGTGTCAGTTCTACTACCCAGTTGCTGGTTGGTACTGGTACATCGAGTGGCACTCTGATTCCGTTCAAGATGATGGTCAAGTCTGACCAGACCGGCGGCGATATGAGCGTTCTTCGTGTGCGTGGCGAAGCCGGTGGCGCTGGCATGAATATGGGTCTTGGTGCGATCAGAGCAGAAGGCGTTGTGAACGCTAACGTGGCTCATACTGGTAGTTATGATGCAGATGTGTGTGCTATTGCTGCTCACACTATTGTTAAGACTGGCTGTACCCCTGCTGCTGGAACTAACTTGACCGGTGGTTATTTCAAATTTGAGAATCAGGATGCAACTCCCGGTGATGTGGCCAACTCCAATGTGTCGGCTGCTACGTTTGTTCTTCAGAACAATGATGCTCCTACTTTGAGTACTCAGATGCGGTTTGTCAATCAGGGTTCTGATACTCCCGATGCATGGTTTACCGCTGATAGTGCTGCGGCTATTGCTATGCAGACTGCGGACACTACGTTTACGCCTCATTGGGGTGGTTCCATTACTATTAAAGTTGCTGGCACCACGTATCATATTCCGGTCTTGGCTGACCTTAACTAATGTTTAGTGGAGACAGAGATGGTTATTAAGGTTGATGCACAGGGTCGTGAAATGATTAAGCAGCTTTGTGATATCGCTCTTCGTCATGGCGGTATTGCCAATCTGCAAGGCGTGATGATGATTGTTAATAGTATGGAAACTATTGTTGAAGATGAAGTCAAGACAGATGCAAAGGAATAATCTGTCTCCTTGTTGGTGGGGGAGCCTTCTCCCCCACTGACTTTATAGGGTATATGAATGAGTAGACTTGATCTAACTTTTGCAGATATTTACAATCAAGTCAGTGACTTTCTTGGCCTTGGCACTTCTCCATCTGGAACAAATTTGACCAAGGTTAAGAATATTATCTATCGAGCTTATCGACAATTTTTGTTTCCACTGCATCCTATCACTAAGCGGAAGCATACTTGGTCCTTTTTGAAGAAGTCATTTCATCTTGTCACTAAAGCTGGAATCTGGAAGTATCAGCTTCCTAATGATTTTGATGAAATGATTGGTTTTCCACAATATGGAGATGCCGAGCCATATAGTGAATTAATTAAAGTCAATCCAGACATGATTTTGTCCAAGCGTGCCGTTGCTTCAGTGTCTTCTTTTCCTACAGAGTATGCTCTTTATCCTGTGTCACAAGATGCAGAAATTGGTACTACTTGGGAAATTTGGTTGTGGCCGGAACCTAATGGCAGTAATAATCTGATTTTTACATATCTTGTCAATCCTCCCAAACCGGAAAATACTGCTGATCTAATTCTTGGTGGCACAAGGGCCGGTGAGGTGTTATTGGAAATGGCTTATGCTGTGGCCGAAGCACAGGAGGAAAACAAGATTGGTATTCATGCTCAGATTGCTTCTGAGATGTTGACTGCCATGATTCTAGCCGATGTTACTGGCACGGCGGATTTTCTTGGAAAAGTCACTAATGGTGAGCAGTCAGAAATTGTCCTACGTGGCTTCGCTAGATACGGCACTGGCACTGATTGGTTATATGCTGCTGATAGATAAAATGAAAGGTTATTAAATGAGTTCTGCTAGATATTTGAATGTCAACCTTGAGCGTTCTCCTGTTGGTCTTGGTCTGCGGAAGGTTGCACAGTGGGTTGACTATTCTGACTTTACAGATGGCGGAAGCACTGCTGGTACTATTACGCTTGATAAACAGATTCCTGCTGGCAGTTTTGTGATTGGAAGTAAGGTACATGTTGTCACTGGGTTCACTGGTGATACTTCCTGTGTCTTGGATATTGGTGATGGCAGTGATGCCGACGCTTTTTCGCTCACTACTCACAATATCTATACGGCTGCTGACAACCTGATGGAAGTCTGTGACGTTACTGGTTCGGGTGATGCCGGCCTGGTGCCTATTTCCACAGATACGTCAGTTGTGCTCACTGCAACTAGTGCCAGTGATTGGACTAGTGTTAGTGCTGGTAGACTCTTCGTTGAGGTTTTCTATCTGAGCACGAATGTTGAATTGGATGAATCCTATCCTAATCGTCTGGCTAAGTCTATTTAAGGAGATTACTGTGTTGAATCTGTTGATTTCTATGGCTGTTGGTGTGGTCCTTTGGGAAGTTATTGTTAAGAAAATTGTGGCTAAGATTTGGGAGAAATGGGGGATTTAAATGGCTGACACAAAATATGCCAACACAAGAACCAATCTTGTGAATACCGGTGGTGGTTCCGTGCGAATGACCATTTCATCTAATGTGGCACAGGGCAACAACGGGACTTCTCTTCCCTGCAAGAGTGTTTATCTAGTTGCTTCTGCTGCTACTGTTAGAGTGACAATTGGTACGGCATGTACAGCCACCACTGGTATCCCCCTTCCCTGGATTGAAGCTGCTGGGGCTAATGCTGGTGGTATGTGGGGAGCACTAAAGATTGATATTGATGATGTTTCTAAACTGTATTTTTATGGTTCTGCTGGTAATGAAACTATAGATTGTCTGTATGTGAGTTAACATGGCAAAGAAAGAAAAATTGCCTGAGTATGGCACTGATGACTTAAAGCTATTGCTTGCACTAAGAAAAGGTGCTCAAGCCAGAAAAGAAGTGATGGACATTTATAGTGGACTCTCGGCTTCTGAGAAGAAAAAGGTCGTAGAGGAAACTAAGGGAATGTCTATGGAACAAAGAGCAGAATATCTTAGAAAGAGAAAAAAGTAATGTCTCTCAAGCGTGATCGTAAAAATCAAGAAGAATATCAGAAGTATCTTGAAAAAGTCGGAATCAACAAGAATACAATGACTTATTATCAGTATACTCATAGGGGAGATAAGGATAGTAAATCTGCTGACAATAAGCCGTCCAAACAGGAAGCTCCTTTGAAGAGAATTAAACGGCATCGACAAGAGGAAAAGGAAGCAATTGAGGAGGCTCTGTCCAAAGAGGAATTGAAGAGATTGGGTTATAGGGGTTAAAATGAATTCACCAACTTTTCCACTTCCTATAAAGGGTATTAATAAAGGTAATGCTGTTTGTACTACTCCTTCTGAGTATAGTTCTGACATGAATAATGTCCGTCCTACAGATGTACAGGGAGGCAGGCAGCGTTTGGGGAAACGTCCCGGTCTTGTTAAATGGGGTGAAGGGACGCAAATAGGCTCTATTGAAGAACCAGTTGTAGCTATTGCTGCAATTAACAGGGTAAGTTAAACATGGCTACAGTCAATTCTATTAGTTTGTACTTGGCCAGGACCCATTCCTCCGATTCTTGTTATGTTGGGGTTGGGTTGTATGCACCTGGGTATATCTTTATTGGCAATACTGCTTTGGTAGACTATGATAATATACCACATACTGTCACTGGCCCTTCGTGGATTACGTTTACATTTGACATTCCTGTTACTGTTTCGGTTACTGGCTGGTATGTGATTCGGCTTTTCATCTCACCACACACTAACTATGATATGATGGGTTTGAGGTGGTATGGTGCATCGGATTGGATAGAGAAACCTGCTGAAGCTCCCTTTACAGGTAGTGAGCACGCCGTTATCGCTGGTACTTCGCCGACACGGGCTTACGACATGAGTGTAGAGGGATTTACGGCTAACTATGCCAGAGAAACCACAGCCGATTGGTATTCACAGAGTGATAATGGGATTGAAATTCAGACTTATCTTGAGATTGAACCCGAAGGTCTGACCAAACCTAAGAACCCCACTCCTGCTGATTCAATTTCTGCTGGCGCTGATTTCTCTGATTTTTCTCTTGGCTGGGAAAATGGAGGAGGTGCTGTACAGTACAAATTGTATATTGGTGATTCTCCACTTACTCTTCAATTATTTGCTACTCTAGACGAAGAAGGATATTATGTGTCGCCAGGCTCCCTCGCTAGAGCTTATATTCTTGCTATTCAAGATGTAGTGTATTGGAGAGTAGATGCTCTAGATGATGAGGAGAATGTGGTAACTGGCGATATTTGGAGGTTTGATCCGAGACCAGCTAAAGCTCATACTCCTACTCCATCTTCTGGGGCAACAAACCAGAAACTAACTCAAACGCTTGGATGGGAAGCTGGAGCCGGTGCTGCAACTACTAAATATAATCTGTATGGCTCTAATGGATTATCCGTTCCTAATATAGAAAGTACAAGTTATTCTCTTCCAACCAGGTATTTGAAGTATAATACTACATTTTCATGGCGAGTAGATGCTAAAAATCAGTTTGGCACTACTACTGGTGATACATGGTCTTTTACTACTATTCCTATTTTTCCACCAATGTCTACTAATACCTATAATGGACAGTATTATAGATTACTGATAAAAGAAGATGGAATAGTTGGCACTTCTCCTGCTGATGGTGGTGTTGAAGATGTTGATTTTATTTATGTAGATGGGCCAAATTTGATTACTGTACATAAATATCTTGTCGCTGCTGCCAAAAATAGAATTTATTATGAAATATAGGATTAAATATGTCTTTAAGCAACTATGGTGAAAATTATTATCTAGATTCTATGTTCGAAGTTTCTGGTTTGTATGTTGGATTATCCAGGGCTGATCCTACGGAGGATGGTTCAGGCCTTGATGAACCTTCTGGAAATGGATATGCCAGAGTAAGTATTTCTGGAAGTACGTGGAATGCTGCAAGTGATGGAAGTAAAACCAATGGCACGGCTATTACATTTCCAACAGCCACAGGTAGTTGGGGTACTATAACACACATGGGAATTTTTGATGCTGCAACTTCTGGAAATCTGTTGTGGAGCACTGAGTTGACTTCCTCAAAAGGGATAACGACTGGGCAAACATTACAATTTCCAGCTTCCTCTGTTACTATTACTCTTAACTAAGGTGATTTATGGCTTTGAATGCGTCTACAGTTTGGGAAGTTAGAAGTACTGGCTCTCAAACTAATGGTGGTGGTTTCTATAATAGAAATCCAGGCACTTCAATTGACTATTCTCAGCAGGATTCTCCCCAACTCTCTCTGTCTGATATTGCTACAGATACTGATGGAACTGGATTAAGCAGTGCTACTGGTGGCTTTACTGCTGCAATGGTTGGTAACATTATTTATATTACTGGTGGTGGCACTACTACAGGATGGTATGAAATTGTTTCCTATACAGATGGAAATAATGTTACCATTGACCGCTCTGCCGGTGCCAGCAAAACAGCTGTTACTGGAAATGTAGGTGGTGCGTTCAAAATTGGTGGCAGTTTGGATGGAGACTTTTTTTCCGGCAGTAATAAAGTGGCAGGCAATACTGTTTATATAAAAGCTGGCTCCTATACTTTAGGTGAAACTATTACTAATGTGACTGGAACTGTAGCTCTGCCAATTATTATTTGTGGCTATAATACTAGTCGAAATGATGAACCAATAGGAGATAACAGACCATTAATAGACTGTGGTTCATATATCTTCTATACAAATAATTATAATATTCTCAAAAACATAAGATTCACTGGAACTTCTACTTCAGTGGTTACGGCTGGTGGTTCTAGTATTGTCTATAACTGTAAGGCTGTAAATACCAGTGGAACTGCTCTTAGATATGGTTTTTATGGCTCAAACAACAGCATCATGCTTTTAAAATGTGAAGCTGTCAGTACTAATGGTTATGCCATTTCTTTTTCTTCTTATGATACTGTTATACAATATTGTTATATTCATGACAGTTCCAGTGGGATTCTTGCAGCTACAGTTTTGAATTGTGTTGTTGCTAATTGTTCAGGGCAGGGAATAGCTGCGGGCAGTCAATCTAAATTTATTATTGGCAATACTATTTATGGGTGTGGCACTGGCATCAACTTTAATACGTATGCTCCAATAACAATAAATAATATTATCTCTGGCTGTACTACTGGCATGTCAGCTGGTTCTGAAGGATTGTATAGAAATGGTGTTATAAAAAATAACTGTCTGTATAATACAACCGATTTATCTAATGTTACGCTTGATGCAACAAATATGTTAGCCACCAATCCACTGCTTAATAATCCTTCGTCTGGTGATTTTACTTTACAGTCTGGTAGTCCTTGCTTTGATGCTGGTATGCAGCCTGATTCTATGATTGGTTTGTAGTATGGCAGAATATAAATGGAATATTGGTGCCTATCAAAATGATTCCTCTGGTTTAGACTATAGCTGGAATATAGGAGTCGATCAGTCCGGTGGCACTGTTGTAGTCGAAGGTGCTGCATCCTTTAGTGGAGCTGGAAGTATTGTAGCTTCTGCTGATGTTTTGGAATATATTACATCAGGAGCTAATTTTTCTGGAACTAGTGATATTCAAGCAATGGCAACTGCTAACCTTAGACCATTGAACTATCGATCTACATTAGTGGTGGCTGGGTATAATGCAATATGGTATGAGGAATAAACATGGCTGGTACATTTGTCGAACTTTCGGATTCAGTAGGTGATGTTGATACCTCTGACCAACTTGATATGTTTGAAGCCTTTGGCAAAATTATGGTTGTCAATGGAGCTAATCTGAAAGTAGCAGATTTTATCAATACGAAATTGACACACACTACCTTGACGACGGCTCATGCTCACGGTGATGTTATCACACAAGCCACTACTGGTGCTCAAATGATTGTTGATTTTACAGATTCAACAAAAACTCATACCTATGGATTTGTGTCCAATGGAACTTTTGATACTGCACATACTGTGAGTGGCTCAGGAAGTGGTACATCTTTTACTCCATCTGCTGTGGCTTCTAATCCACACTGGTATGATTGGACTGTCTACCCCGGTGGTACTTCGGGAGCAATGCCAGAAAAGGCTTATCTTGGGTGTCTGTACAGGGGACGTTGTGTCTTGAGTGGCAATCCTAATTATCCATATCAGTGGTATATGAGTAGGCAAGCCAATCCTTGGGATTGGGCCTATACTGCCAATGATGCCCAAAGTCCTGTTGCTGGACAAGATGCAGATGCTGGTGAAATGGGTGACATCATTACTGCCTTGATTCCTTATAGTGATGAATATCTTATTTTTGGTTGTATTAATAGTATTTGGGTGTTGAAGGGTGATCCTGCCGAAGGTGGTACTCTACAGGAAGTTGACTTAACTAAGGGCATATTTGGTGCTAGAAGTTGGTGTTTTGATGGAGATAGAAACCTCTATTTTGCATCTAGTTCTGGTATCCATGTATTGCCAGTTGGGTTTAATCCTATTAAGAACATTACAAAGAGTGTGCTTCCTAATATTTTTACAGACTTGTCTGTTAATTCTGACACACATAGAGTTTTGCTAGGATATGATCCAATAAGAGATGGAGTTCTTATTACAATTACCACACTGGCTACAGGAGCTAATATTTGCTACTATTATGATATTGCGAAAAAAGGATTTTTCCCTGAGTCTTATCCGGATTCTTGTGGTGTTTACTCTATGTTTTATTATAATGCAGTTGATCCTACCTATTCTGGATTGCTGCTGGGCTCTACAGACGGTTTTATCAGGACACATGATGACTCCTCTAAAAATGATGAATCTACAAATTCAAGTGTAGCCATCGATGCAAATGTACTATTGCCTATTATTGAAACACCGGATAATACCAATAAAGTTAAGCTAGTGTCTACTACTGTAGTGCTGAGTGGTGGTGCCTCTAGTGGAACCTATTCTGATTCTAATAGTGCTACTATTGAAGTCTATACTGGCAACAGTGCAGAAGAAGTTCTTGAATCTTTTAATGATGGAGATACTCCACTGCAATCTGATGTAGTTACTGGTCCTGGTAAAGCTAATAGAATCAGGAATCGAGCTACTGGTAATGCTATAGCAATTAACATTAAAAATAATACGGCTGGTGAATCTTTCTCCATTGAAAATATTGCTGGCCATCTTGAGGAAGTAGAAAGGTATTAAATGGCTACAATTTCATACAATTCTAACCTTAAAAAACCAACTATCTCTCAATTTGTCGAGCCACTAGGTGGTATGGGAGGTGGCACCTGGACTAACTATGGTGCATACTATGATGCTCTCAATAAGTATGAAGAGGACCAAAAGAAATACTATTTGAATCAGATATCTAAACTTGAAGCTGAGCAAGAAAAGAAAACCAAGGCTAGAGAGAATGAAGTGCGTAGCATTCTGGACGAAATTATCAGAATGTACGGTCCAGAAGGCAGCTATGGACAGAGCCAACTCACTATGATTGAACAGCAGAAGAGTAAGGATATTGCTGCTGCCCAACAGAGTTTGGTTTCCTCTGGTCTGTATGGCACTACTCTTACTGCTGGTTTGCCCAGTAAATGGGAACAAGAGGTTGGTATGCCTGCCAGACAGAAATTGGAAGACTTGAAGGCTGAGAAACTTGCTTCTGCAAAAGCCGCCAAAGCTCAGTTTATTACTGATATTCAAGAAACTCCTATTGATTATAGTCTGCTAACGCAGTTGTTGACGGCTGGCTATGGAGCGTAAAAAATGTCACAAGGAATTCCATATATTCCTGAAATTAAATCTGGGGATTGGGCTTCTGTCCAGGAAGCAAATAAAGTCACTGCGAAAGCTCTTCGCAAGTTGTCTGCATTTCTACTTGGTCCAAATGCCAATCCTACATTCAGTAGCTTGAATGTTACTGATATTATTTCCAGTAATTTGACAATTGATACCTTGAGTGGAGTTCTAAAAGCTTCTTCAGGGGTTGTGTCTGGCTCAGCTACGCTTGATGATGTTTCAGATGGAACTAGTTATAAGCGTGTTGCCGCGAATCAGCTTTCTAGTGGAGTCTATATCAATGCCACAACCACTACAAAAGGTATTGCGTCCTTCAATTCCTCTAACTTTTCTGTAACAGATGGAGTTGTATCTCTTGCTTCTGGTGGAGGTGGACTTAGTCATAATGATCTTAGTGGTTTGCAGGGTGGAGCCAGTGGAGAATATTATCATCTGACTTCCGCTCAAGTCTCTAATTTGCATGTGCCCATAACGCTTGGTACAGCCAATGGACTTACTCTCTCTGAACAAGAACTTAGTTTGCCTACTTCGGCTGAGCCTCAATTACAAGGTTTGACGGTCCTCAAAGAAAGCTCTTCTGCTATCGTATTGCTGCAAACCTATTGTGATAGTTCTAATGGTTGCTCATTCAATGGCTATCATTACCGTGGTACTGTTGCTTCTCCTACTACTGTGCAGAACGATGATCGATTGTACCAAATTGCTGGAGGTGGTTATAGTGCTGCTGCTGGCAATGTAATCTTGGCTGGTGCTGTTAGGGTTTATGCAGATGGTGAATGGGACACTAGTGGTGATGCTTCTGATGCACCTGGTAGACTTTCGTTCTGGACTACGCCAGATGGTTCTGACACCTTGACAGAGCGGATGCGAATTGACAATCGTGGGTTAGTACTAATCGGTAAAACGACTGGATCAGAAAAACTTGAAGTAGCTGGAAAGATTCGGGCTGACACTGCTTTTAATCTTAATGGGTCTGATGTAATCACTACTACTTCTGGTTTAACTCATGGTATATTCAGTGGTGGCATGACCGTAGGGAGCAATAAGTCCGTTATTGCTGGTGGTATTCAATTTGCACGAGCCAGCACTGCTGAGCCGTTCATTTTGCTTCAGAATGATGGTGGTAACAACAATCTTGCTCAATGGAGAGGTGTTGATGGTGGTGGTTGTAGATGGACAAATGGTGCCTCCTCTGTTGAATGGATGAAATTGAGTAGTACAGGTGATTTGTCAGTTGATACAGATACTCTCTATATCGATGCGACTAATCATCGTGTTGGTATCAATACTTCTACTCCAGGCTATCAATTTGAAATTATAGCTGATTCTGATACATCGTTTGCCTGTCATCGGAATAGCAGTCGGTTATATTATACTTTGTATACTTATTCTAATACAGCTAGCCATTGTCCACATTTTACTATGTCTCATTATCGGGGATCGAAGGCAAGTCCCGGAAATACAGTCAATGGCGATATTCTTGGAATATTGAATTTCCAAGGTTACTATGGTGCAGCTAAAAATTCGGCTCAAATAGTAGGTTTTGCTGATGGTGAATGGGGCACTGGTGGTGACACCACAGACTGTCCTGGTGGACTTTCTTTTTGGACTACGCCAGATGGTTCTGACACCTTGACAGAAAAAATGAGAATCACTAATGGAGGGTCGATTCTTATTGGCAAAACTTCTGGGTCTGAAAAACTTGAGGTGGCTGGAAAGATTAGAGCAGATACTGCTTTCAACCTCAATGGTACTGATGGTGTTACTCAAGCCTCTTCTGCTGGCAAGATTTGTGATGTTACTGCCTTGGCTGGTGGTATTGCTACTGCACAAACCCAAGTTACGCCAATTGCTGATGGCGTGCATAGTCTGTCAGGAATCACTAGCATCACAACCGTTAATGGTCGTATTACCGCGATGTCCTGATCTTGAATGTAATTTATTTTAAAGGTAGATATTCAATGGCAATTGTTTATGGTCCCGTCTCTGGTTATGGTGCTACTGTAGCTGATCTTGCAGTTAAAGCTGGACAAGCTCAGGCAGCCAAACAACAGGCTGAGATTACTCAGAAAATCCAAGCTCAAAAGGAATTGCAGCAGATGGAAATTGACTTCCAGAGAAGTATGAAACTTCTTGATTATCAAATGGAATTGAAGAAAATTGCAGAGGCCAAGCAATGGGAAATCGATAAAATGAAGCTGGCTTCTCAGCTTGATTTTGAGGCAGAGGAACGCCAACGCATACAGAAACAGCAAGAGCTCGATGCAAGAATTAGAGCCATTGATGAATGTGATTATCTCACTCCTGAGCAAAAAAGTAAACTTAAAGCAGCAGTGCAACTTGAGTTCATTGGTGCTAAGGAGGCTGCACAATCTATAGTTAACCCAAAGAAAACTGATCTTTCAACTCTGTTTGATCTAACTGGTCATAATTTCTCAGATCAAACAAAAGATTCTACTGTTCCAACTGTAGTTATTGGTAAGTATACCTATCAGCTTGATGAAAAAACTGGTGACCTAAAACCAGTTATACAAAAGCCAGCGTCACAACCAGTACAGGAAGAAGGATACTTCTCCAACTATGGAGCAAAGCTGAGAAACGTTATTGACTATCTAGGTACTAGTCTTGGATTCACTCCATCTGAACAAGATGAGGAAATGGTCCAATCCATTGAGAACCTATTTACTCAACCTATGACTAACTTGGCTGGTGCACATACCACTGTTGGTGAAGAAATCTCTAATATTAATTTATTTTTGGATAGTGCTGAAAACAGCAATGCTAGCCATTCTGATGAAATTATCAAAATTCTCAGAAAAAGAATAAATCAAATTCCCGCCACTTCTGCGGCCATACAACAAGAAGTTAATCAACTTAATGTTAAGTTGGATGCCATGCAGCAGCGACAGAAATTTAATCAGTATGTCGAAGAAGCAATTGAGCAGCAGAGAAAGAGATGGCAAGCTACACAGCCCAAGCAGTTGAGACAAGGCCGATATGTAACTTGGCAGCCTAATATAGAACTGGCTAAAGAAAGAGCTATGCAAAGATTGAACAGCGAAAAGAAGCCTATTATTACCGATACTATCTATGGAGGCATGTGGTAATGGCTATTGAAAGAACTTTCCTTCAGAAGATCATTGATTCTTTTAAGAGAGGAGATGCCATATCTGATGCTGCAATTGCTATCAGTGAAGCTCTGAATGGAAATGATCCAGATGAACTTCAAGAAGCTTTGAACAACTACTATTCCATTGAAGCTACTAATCAGACTGATCCTATTAGTGGTTCTACCATGATGAATCTTCTGTATAGAGCTTCTAGTACCGTTGGCAGTATCTTTGACGAGATTAAGAATACTGGCATTGGTGCTATCGCTGGTGCTGTTCTTGGTGGTGCTGTTGGTATGCTTGCTGGTCCCGCTGGTGTTGTTGCTGGTGCTGGGCTAGGTGCTGAACTAGGTGCTGGTGTTACTGCTGGATTGTTTGCCTTCCGTTCTGGAAGAGGAATGTTGTTTGCTGACATGAAAGCTAAAGGACTTGATGATTCTACTTCTGATTTCTGGTCACAAGTTGGTGGTTTGGCTATGGTGCCAGCCAATCTAGTCGGTCTTGGTTCCCTGATGGCTCCTGCCAAACAGGTAGTGACAAAAGAAGCTTCACAACTTCTACGAAAGAGTTTGATTTCGGCCACTTCTAAGGCTGCTCTTACTTATGGAAAGTCTTGGGGCACTCAAGTTACTGGTGCTACTCTCAACAAAGCTTTGGCTTTAATTGCCGAGGAATCTGCTCTAGAGATGCATAATCATGGAATTGATATTGATAAGGAACATCTTATCAATAAGTTGTCGTATCTAGCCGATGGTATTTACGAAGTGGCCGGGCACAAATTGAGCACTCTTGGTAAAACGGCCATTGAAGCTGCACAGGATTTTGCCTTACTGCCTATTCCTGGTGCATTGATGGAAGCTGGCGTTGGCTATGCCCTGCATCGGCAAAGTCTTCCTCTGTCTCCTCATCTGATTGAGAAGGGTAGGCTACAGATTGCATCTTCTAACTTGTCTAAAAATGCAAAGTATAAGGCTAATAGATTTCTTGACAAACTGGCTGTGGAAGAAGGAATAGCCAAGCCCATCAGCAAAGTCCAAGAGGAACTAAAAGCTCCTACTCCTGCCGGAGCAAAACAACCTTGGGAACAACTTAATGACATTATTCATGATTGGGCTGTTGAGTTGCCGGAGATGCAGAAACGTGAACGCATCAGTATTAAAAAAGAAACTGGTAAGCGTATTAAAGAAATGGATAATGTTTGGAAGGATCACGATGATCCAGTAGTGGGTTTCTATGCTGGATTGAAGGAGCTTGGTGGTCCATTGAAGGATCAAGAATTCTCACCATTGAAGAATGTTGTCACTGAGGATATGATTAGGGATGCCTATCGACACATTAGAGATGAAGCACCACTAGATAGCTTCGATAAAATTCATGCTGTTGAAGGCTTGAATCGTCTTGTGTTTGAAGGATTGCTGCCACAGGAAAGCCAACTGATTGCAATGGAAACTGCCTTCGGCAAAGGATTTGTACAGGACCTTGTTCTGGCTAGAAAGAAACTCAAGAACGAATCTGCTTGGTCTAAGTTTGTGGATGAATTGAATTTGGCTCGCTCACTGATGGTTTCTATGGATATGAGTTTTGCTCTGAGGCAAGGTGCTTTGTTGGCACCAGTTTCACCAAAACAATGGGGAGCAGCATTGGCTTCTGGCTATAGAGCATTCTCCAATCCTAAATATGTGGACTTTATAGATTTGATGCGTCAGACTAATCCTAACTATACTCGTCTCAAGAAACTTGGTCTGGCTGAAACGCTTATTGGCAGTCCTGTTTCTAGCGAAGAGTTCTGGGCCAGTAGTATGGCATCGAAGGTTCCTGGTGTCAAAGCTTCTGAACGGGCTTTTACTACCATGTCTAATGAACTGCGATGGAATTCTGTCTATAAGATTCTTGAGCAAAATCCTAACATCTCTGATGCTGATCTGAAGTGGGTTATAGATTTTCATAACAACGCTACAGGACGTGGCAATTTGCCAAACTTTCTAAAGAAGTATAGCAATACCCTCAATGCTCTAATCTTTGCTCCAAAACTTCATATTGGACATGCTAAAGCCTTACTCGATATTTTCAATCCAATGAACCTTACGAGCAAGATTCGTAGAAAGATTATCGCTAAGGAGTTGGTAGGCTTTGTTGGTGGTGGTTTAGGTCTCCTAGCTCTAGCTAAGAGCAATCCCGGTGTGAAAGTAGAAGATGATCCACGCAGTGCTGACTTCGGTAGGCTCATAGTTGGAAACACCAGGATTGATATTTGGGCAGGCTATCAACCCCTTGTCAGAGCAATAGTTCAGTTGTGTACAGGTCAACAGAAATCTACAGTAACTGGACGAGTTCTTGATGTGGAGAGAAGGGATATTATCACTCGATTTCTTCGCTCAAAAATGGCTCCGGTTCCTGGACTAGCGATAGATATTTTTACGGGTCAAACATTCTTTGGTGAGAAGATTGACTACAATTCTGCCCAAGTTGACCAGATGATTTATGAGCGACTTACACCGCTGTTTTTCCAAGATGTGATCGATGCTATGCGTTATTCCGGTCTATCTACTGGTTTGATGGTAGCACCACTGGCTTGGCATGGTATAGGAACTCTGACTTACAAACCACAAGCTGGAAGTGATCTATTTCATGCTAGGAATAAATTTGCTCAGGAAACATTCGGTCAGAATTGGGATGATATAGGTCCTGAGGCTCAGAAAGCTCTTACTAATGCTGAACCATTGCTTAGACAGTTGGAAGCTCAGATGAAGGCTGAAAGAAGCGATTATTCTTTCTTGAGTCTTATGCTTGAAAATCAGACTAAGGTGACCAAACAATTGCAAAGTAAGCTTCCTGAAGCTGTTCAAACTGAAATGCGTAGACTTGATTTTCCGATGCCCGGATTGAGTCGAACGATTGGCAATGGTTGGTATCTGAATGACAAACGTTATTCAGAATATCAAACTCTAGTACAGGCTCAGTTACAAGCAGTGCTGCCAGCTATTATAGAGTCTGATGGATGGAAAGCTTTACCACCTCTAGTTAGAGCAAAGCTTTTAAAGAACCTGTTCGATGATATCTATACTAGAGTACGTAGATTAATCACCAATAAAGCTAATATAAATGATCTTGTTCATAGGAAACAAATTCATGGATAGTTTTGAAAATGATGTTATTGATCGTCTTGCCAGATTGGAAACTAAACAAGATGCTATGACGTGTAAACTTGATGAACATCTTAAGCATCATTACGATGTTTCCATCAAAACATTGTTTGCTCTAATCTCTGCTGGTTTGTCATTGATTGTGAGTTTATTTAAGTAAATAAAAATAGGGGAGCAGCAAAAGCTGCTCCCCTTAAATTGTTTCTAGAGCTTGATTACCAATCTTTATATCTTAAGCCCATACTCTCTAGTGCATCATGATTTACAGAGTATGTTCCATCGTCTCCAACAGTGAATATCACTTCTGAACAGCCATCTCTCTCAATCATTGTCAAATACATATCTGCACTATCTGAATCCTCCAAAGTAAACTCAAACTCTTCTTGCTGTTCCTTCATCACCCTGACATCAAGTTTCACTTTATTATTTCTAGTTGCCATAACTACCTCTCAAAATTCTCAATCAAGTCGTTAAAATTAGCAACAAAATGCCAATCACCATTTCTGATATATTCTTGTATTTCATCCTCAAGATATACATATCCTGGTCCCCTATCTAGTGGGAAAGCTTTTAGCTTATCTTTATCATTATAAAGTATTCTATAGCTTCCACTACGACCAATCCATTCATATATATCTCCATCTTCTAGATGGAGAGCTTGCTCCTCACAAACAGCATCATCCACTTGATTTAGCCAAGCTTTTTCCAATCTGTCTAGTTCTGCATTCAATCTTTGTATATCTTTCTTACACTGCTGATATCTAATTTCAATCTCAGTCATTAGATGCTCACTTTCTTTTCACTGACATAGGGAAGTAGAATTCTATAGTTCTCATCCAACTGCTCTGTGTCTCTTACATTGTGCTCCACAATATAGTCAATTGCAGCCTTCTGTTGAGCGGAACTACCATGAGCAATAGCCATCCAATAATCTCTATCGATTGGTGTTTTAATATCCTTTCCAGTAATAGTGTTGGCAATCACATTCTGACGTTTAGATGAAATGGTAAGTAGTGGCTTAGCCATTGTATATGTATCAGTTACATACATTTCTCCATGTTCAGGGAATCTATCACCATGATACAAGTCCCTTGCTTTCAGCCATAGATACCGTGCTCGGATAAATGGAATGTCAAAGTATCCGTTCTTGCCATAATGCACAATTAGGCGGTCAAATTCCCACATTGTATCAATCAATGTCTCAACAACATCTGCATCATATCGTCCTGCCTCCAGCGCTTTCCTTGTGAGATGATCGTAGATATACTCATCCTCACCAGAAACTTTAATGCACCAACTCAAGATGATTGAAAAATCAGCTTTCAAATTACCTGATTCAATATCAAGACAGCCCTTCCTTTCTTTTATTCCCATCTCTCTGTTATAGCAACTAGCATGGCTAATTCCATTGTGGCTATGCTCCGAACAGCGGAATGCCATCCTTTTATCAATTTCTTCCTGTGTCCATCTTGCAGGAATAACAAGACTTGGATGTTTGGGTTCCATAAAAATTCCTTACCTTTTTTCTACATCAGGAAGTGGACAATACTTAAACAACTGGTGCCAATCTGGTGTATAAAATTGTGGTCCACCCGGATAATTACAAGCGTACTCACAGAGCTCACTATCATAAACAAAACATGGACAATTGCCGCAATTTTTCACTTTCAAATCAATATGTTTCACTGCTCAACTATCTCCAATTTAACTTTCACTATTTTGGCTTCAGGATTTTGATACCAGAAAAACGAACTAGATGACAACTCTTCTCTGCGAGATTCAGAAAACAAAGCAGCCTCTGATAATTAGTCCCAAGTAGCTCCACTCCAATATCCTTTACCAGGACAATACAACACTAGAGCATGTTCTGCCATTTTATTACTCCCGTATAATCTTTTCAATATAACCATCCGTAATTACTACAGTTACATCAAAACAAAGTCCACATTCTTTACAAGAAATACCAAGCACTATCTTCCCTGACTCCAATAATTCGTCGATGTCATAAATCTTGTAGTTCTGCGAGTCGCAATAAGGACATCTTATAGTCATAAATTTCTTCCTCAGACTACCATATTAGATGGTAGTCAGACTCCCTAATTTAGCCTTTCATTCTCCAAGCATACAGTGGGCACCTAGTGTCCGGACAATCTTCAATTTCCTTCTCATTATAGCCAAAACATTCTAGGCAGAAGCTTCTTATTGCGGCTTTACGACTTGTCTTTGCTCTACTGTACAATTTCCTGTACTTTGGTGGGATTTCTCTTTCATCCATTTCTTAAAATCCTCATTGCAGTCTTGACACAAAACATACATCTTACAGGCAAAATCATTGCTGCCAGTTTCTCTGCACAACATGGAGTAGTAGTCTAAATGTTTTACAATAGCTCCACATTTGCTACATACGATAGGCACTAACATTTCTAAACCTCTCTACTGCCTCCTCTACAATAGGCGTAAAGTCTTTCCTCAAGATGTTGTTATTGGCTTTCTCAATACTATATCTAATACGATAATTAGTGCCAGGGCTAATCAATCCAATCAGCACAGCCTGTTCTGCTTCTATTTCAGAACCATTCGAATCATCAAATTGATAGAAGAACCAACCATGGCAGGCGTTTAGAATCTGTAGATCAGCAAACATAACATCATCAATACTAAGCTTGTCTGCTGCTGTTAGAATCTGCAATGTCAGATCATGTTCAGCAGGAACATACCAATCTACTTCTGGAAATAGTTTACGAAGGCGATGTACTGCACGTTCTACTTTCTCACAATTATCCTTAATCTTGCCTGTGGTTCCTCTAATTGGATGACTAACATAAATGGTAGGCCTGTTAAATTCAATTTTCATTAGGCTTCTCCAATTAGAAAACTCCACGTTCTCTCAGTAGAGCACGAAGAAGAATCATATAGGCAATAATATCGCCAGTTTTCTCCTTCCACTGATCTTCTGAAATTTTTCCACCAAGTGAAAGCTGAAGAAGAAAATCCTTCAAAGCAATAATATGCTTGGTTACAAATCCAAACAAGGCATACTCAGGAATTGTTTCTAGCAATTCTGCTGCATCTTTAAAATTTCTCAATCTGTCTGTATTCTGAGAGTATTCATTTCCTTTAGTAATCAAGGTATTTCTCATCTCTTCAATAGTTTCATCAACCAACTCTAAAAATTTCTCATTAACCACTATTTTACCTTTCCAATATTTTCAATTCATGTATAATCTCATAATAAACAACAGTGACAAATACCATTACAATATCAAACGTAAATGGTAGAGTGTCAGTACTTGGAAATAAAATCCAACACGCCATTAAAAACCAACTGCATTACTGCCTCAATAAGTTTATCATTCATATTCGTTGCCCTTTCTTTGTTTTATTGAGTTCATTATATTATTTTGTAACTCTTCAGCATGTCTAAGGTTAGTATACTGAAATGCGATGCTGGCTACACTAGCCACATAAGTTCCAATAACTAAATCAAAAGCTGAACCAAATAATACTACCATAAATAAACTTGCTGTGGCTATTCCCACTGAATACAAAATAACTTTACTGGAAAAACTCATTTTTCTTTCTCCACATAGCCAAGATAGTCACATAGTTCACAACCCTTTCCATTACAGTGCTTACACTTCTTTCCAAAGATCATCAGATAACCCAAATCATATTTCTTTCTATCTACCTTACGGTAACAATCACCCTTTCCGCCTTCCCATTTATCACTCATGTTGATTTATCTCTTCAAATAAATGTAGAAATTAGAATTACCAATACTTCTATTGCCAAAAAGGTTAATGTGGTTCCACCAACAACTATAACGATAGTTTTACAAATATCATTCATAGTTATGACTCAATACAAATAATTACCTAAATCAGCTCTTTTTGTATCCATTGCTTGAGATGATAAGTTATCATTGAATAATTCCTTTTGTCTTCATGACACTTTTAATTTGATTTACTGTGGCTACTGTATCGTTTGATTGTGTCAGGCTAAAGATATTCTTTGCTACTTCCGTATCCACGTGCTGCTTTAGATACTGTACTGAAAGAATCAACTCCTTGATAACTTTGTTCTTCCAAATAATACTAACAATTAGAACCAGCACAGTGCCCGCAAATAGCAGACCACAACACCAATATACCCATACATTCGTCAAAGCTGATTTAAGAAATATCCCAGCTAGACAGGATAAAAACCCGATCCATCCAGTTTTCATTCCATTCAATCCACCAAATATTCCTATCACGCAACCAATCAACAGAATCGACATTATCCAATCAGTAGATTGGATGGTTTGAATAATTGTATTTGTTATAGGAGCAGGATTAATTATTGGATTGGTGACTGGATTTGTAATGGGTTTTCTACTGGCACAGCCTGATAGAATTAACATACTAATTATAAATAATTGTTTCATACGTTTAATCCAATGGTTCGATATCACCAAAACCAAGCATCTTTTTAAATTCTGAGAGTTTTTTCAATTAGTTCTTTGATCGTCTGCTTTCTTAGTCTCTCCTATAGTTGTACCAGCTGTTGAATGTCCACCCATCAAATACATAAAGAATTCAAATGACAACATTGCATAAATAGGACTATTGTTTTTGGTAAATACAAGAAGTGGCTCTTTTTTAGCTATTCTTGCTCCTTGTTCAGCTTGCTTCATCCATTCAAAAACAGAAGTTTTCTCCTGATTCTTACATTCAATTGAAAACACATCCAATTCTGGTGGCAAGTCCATTATGTCGCCTGGGAATCGGTCTTGAATAGCTCCACTGCTGGGAGTTCTTCGAGCCTTAGAGCCAAAATACTGATTAATCAATTCAGCCACCTTACGCTCAAAAGCTTTTCCTTTTGTTTTACATGCACGCCCCTTCATTTTGTTTCCTTTGATGGAAAAGTATTTGTTCCTCTATCCATAGTTCCACATTGTATCCACTGGTTTCTTCTACGAATTGTCTAATGTCTTTTACTGGCGGTAGAAAAATCTGTGTCTCCTTTAAACCCAATAAAGTAGCTAATTCAATTGCACCTTTCCAACCAGCTTGATTCTTATCATTATCTGCAATGATGAAGCAATTAGATTTATGACACCATCTATCCAAATAGTTCTTTATCATTTCATTGCAGGCACTGTTGTTTGGTCTTGCTACTCCCTGAAATCCGATGTCAATCACAGTAATCAAATCTGAACACCCTTCGGTGATTAACACAAACTTACTAGAATCCACTGTTCTTTGTGGAATAAACAATCCCCATCTTGATCCATCAACCATACATTTAAATCCATCCTTGAATCGTCTTTGAATTCCTACTATTTCATTATTTGCGTTACGTACTGGAAACGTCCAAGCTTCTCCGTCCCATCCGCAGTTTAGAAGAGTAAAAGTATCTTTATCCCTACCATATGGTAGAGTATAATTTAATTGGTGGCACCAGTTCGACTCATATTTCTCTACTAGAGAGGACCAATCTATATTGTTAGGACGTTGATCTTTCTTCCCCTTATGAGCCTTACTAACAATTTGCTCCATGATTTGTTTTGTTAGTGTTCCAGTGCGTCCACAGGAAAAACAAAAATATTCTCCATAATAATCTCCCTCTAGTTTAATCTCAAAGCTGGGCCGCTTATCTTCGTGAAATGGACAATAAGCCATTGCACGTTTATTATTGATATAAGCTATCCTTAATCTCATTTAGAGAGTTCCTAGTTAAACAGCATGTTTATTTTTCCTTTATGTATGGAGTTTTAGTCTGTCTCTTCCAAAAACTCTGTCAAAATTTTAATCAGTTTAGCGACTTCTTGTTTAGACAAAGCAACAGACGGAATATTCCGGCTATCGCACCCATGAGCAGCTCCGTCCCAGTTTTCGATTAGCTGCTGCTCACTAGGACATGGCTTGTATTTATATCCCAAAGCGATACAATATGGATATAATGGACCGTTACACAGACTAACGCCTACATTACCAACCACTTCAATCCTCGTGACTTCACCATTCTCATAGCAGCCACTGTCTTTAGTCTTATTGCTTTTTGTCTCTAAATCGATTTTGGCTCTCCCAATTTCTTTCAACCTCAAAGAAATGTATTCAGTCAAGCTATCAATCTCTTGCTCAAGTTCTTTTTTCGTAAGCATGCAGTTATTCCTCAAAACAATTCATCATTCTGTTTTACTGTGTCACAATCTCTGAAACTCATACTATAGGCGTGAAACGTAGTGTGGACTACTCCCGTAGGACCATTGCGTTGTTTGCCAACGATAATGTGTGCATCTTCTGACATATCCATCAACAGGTCCAGTTCCTTTTTCTTCTTATAATATTCTGGCCTGTGAAGTAATAGGATAATATCTGAATCATTTATGATGAAGCCTGAATCCCTCAAATCTGAAATTGTTGGTGTTGGATCTTGATCTTTTTTTGTAGCTCTATCAGAAGTGGCTTTTGTTAATTGTGATAGTAGAATGATTGGCACATGATATTTCAAACAGAGAGAGTGCAACTTTCCAGTAATATCTTTAAGACGTAGTGTTTCGCTTTCTGCTCTGTCACCCCATTTAATTAATTGAAGATAGTCTATAAAGAAGATTCTCACTCCGTTGTTATACATCTCTTCAAACACTACTTCCATTGAATCTTTAGGTGGTGACTTTAATTTCCAATCTGGATAAAGTGTATCTGCTCCCTCTGAAAAATAAATGTCATTCAATCCCATTAGTCTTTCAACAGCTTCATCATATCTCCTCTTCTCTGATTGTGACATTTTGGTTTGACATCTGTGGTAGTTTAGATCAGCTAGGTTGAAAACTAATCTGTCCACCACTTGTTTTGTACCCATTTCAATTGAGAATACTCCACACTTTGTTTCATGGGCGGAAGCAATAATAAAATCCGTCATTAGGGATGTCTTTCCCATACTACTGCTTCCGCCCACTACTATGAGATTATCTGGGCGAAATCCATGTATAACTTCATCCAGATTCTTGATACCAGTATGAATTCCAAACTCTTGTTTGGTCATTAGAATCTTTACAAGATTCTTCTGAATTGGTATCAACATCAAAGGTCCTTCACTATAAATCCCATTTCTCTTAATTCGGTTTTGAAAAACTCAATAGTTTCATCTTGAAAAATTGATATGACTGTTGTTCCATAGCTATTCTTAGTGGATTCATTGTTGATAATCAAATCAATACCACCATCAAATTCTCGAAACTTAAGAATCCACTGACGCTTCTTTTTTGGTTGAGTTACTATTTTAATCTCATTTGAGGCTTTACTTTGCTCAGCCATTACTAATCCTTTCAGTCATTGGGAAAATCAACTTCATCAACATTATCACTGATGCGAAGATACTTATTTTCCAATCGCTTCTGGCAAGCCATGATAACATAAATCAATTCAGAATCCTTGAACGATGACGTAGTCTGCCATTTATTATCCTTATCTTTATAAGACTTCGTAATAGACACACTATAGGTCTTAATGTCCTCTCCGCCCTTCTTAATAGTATTTTCAAAAACCGCAAGCTGAACCGGACCACACTTAATTGTCTCAATAGGAAGATTCTTTGCCATAGTTTTAACACCCTTTACAATAAAGTTTTCAATTATACCTAACTAATACTATTAGTTTAGTCGGGACGCTCTTCCCAATGATTAATGGCATCATCCAAATTAGCAAAGTAGTTATCAACATCTTTTCTGACTTCTTCCATACTTATATTATCAGGACGACTTTCCTCAGAAATATCAAAAACTGTTTCAGTTCTAAATTCAAGTGGAAGATAAGATGCAATGATAAAGCCATGCTGACGGCACAGGTCTTCATACGCTTCCACAAAAGCCTTCACTTCATCAAGAGGACGCATTTAATTACCTTTCAAAACTCTGACACATTCAATTGCTTCTTCTTTACTTTGAGGATACTTACCATACTTAGTAAATACTTCCTCATTGGTGAAACCATACTTTTCTGTAATCTTGTTTAGCCATTCACCTTGTTTCTTTGTTGGTACTGGAATCACTGTTTCTTTATTAACCCTTTCAGTAGAATCAACCATATTACTATCAGTATTGCTAACTCCATCTGCTCTCCTAAAAACATAATCATAAAATTTATCTGCTATCTCAAGCACTGTTTGTATGTCGGCATTAGGTTTGTATTCAATTGCTCTTTCTAGTGAAGTCTGTGCTACAATCATTCTATCTTTGCGAGCAAAAGCATTAAGTTCAGATTGTGTATACCTATCTGACATTTCTTTTTCCTCTATTAAACGTTATTCTCTTTGCAGATTCTTTTGAATTCCTCTACAGTTACTTCACTTTTTCCGAATTCTGGAAGCACAATCATAGTACAACGCATTGCTCTACCTAAATTAAAATCCATTATAGTAGATTCTTGTGTTTCAACATCAATAATCCATTCTTTCTTTACCATACATTGAACTATACTTTCTTGTTCACACTCTATATCTGCATCTTTCTTTTCAACAAAGGCATAAAATCCTGCTTCATCTGGATACTCATTCAGTCTAGATGCCTTTTGGAATCCTCCTTCGTAATACTCATATAATCCATGATAAAACTCACCTTCTCTTGTATCTCTCTTCTATACAGCAATACACCCATCCTTTTCATACTGCTTAATAAACTCTTCAAATTCCTTCGTACCATTCTTCACAATCTTAGCTTCTGCATACAAATACACTTATTTATCTCCTAAAAAACACTTTGATCTATCACATACTGTGCGTGCCTTGCAGTACTTGTCACACTTTTTCCCATTCCAAGTACATTCTTCATCGCAATACAGGCTGTCTAGTGCAAATAGTTCGATTTGATCCAGAATGAATTGCTTCTCTTCGTCAAGAGACCATAGTGGAATAGGAATGGAAAAATCTACTGATAATTGCGGATAATCTTTGGCAGGTTCTCTGATTTCCAATCTTAATTGTTCATTTGGCTTACAGTGTAGAGCCATCCAATCTTTTGCTTCTTGCTCTGTATCGAACACTTTCAATGCAGTCCTTCGACCTTCCTTCATTACTGCATATCTAACTAAATTGGCTCTATCTGCTTCCCAATCTTTCCAATCGCGATAATATACGTCAAGTTCTAGCTTTTCTACTTCATATCCGCGTACTCTACGCTGATAAGCATAGACATTTAATTGTCTTTCTACATCCTTCAAGAAGGATTCAAATTTTAAACACCCCACTGCTTTTGTCTTTGTTTCTCGAATACATTTTTCTACTGTATCATAATTGTCTGCCCTACCAACAACCTCGATACCATTAAATTTGTCAATGTACTTGACTTCGCTTTCATCATCTTCTGATGCCAATTTATTCTGTCTTTCATGAACGGAAAGCCCAATAATTGTTGAAAGAAAGTCAGAATAATCCAGTATCACCTTGTCCCATTCTTTTAGCAGAAGAGTACGTTCTCTTGGACAAGAGATCAAATCTGTAACAGAAATTCTCTTCTCTTTGGGTTTATGTATTTCTCCAACCTGTCTAATAATTCTATTAGGCAGATTAAATTTATTTGTCATTTTCATGTCAATTCTCACTAGTGGCCGGAACGACTTTAAATACCACTTTAAAAGTAGTTCCACATACAGGACAAACAAATGGAGCCTTCCTGTTTACATCTTTTAGTACGTCATCAGGACAATCTACTAATGAATAAGTTTTCAACTTACGAAGTCCACTTTCGCTTTGTACTTCTATCATTTCTCCGCATCTTGGACATGGTACCATCACAATATCAAACATTCCCACTATCTATTCTCCTAACCACAATTGGATTTATATTTACGATAGCACCATGAAATTGACAGGACTTGCAACCCAGACCACCTTCTAGCAACCACTTTAAATCACTATTACATAGTGGACATTTTGGAAGATTTGATTCAAGAATGATGTCTGAAATTGCAAGTCCTATCCGTTCAGCATCTGTTTTCTTTGAGTATTCACTTCTTGAAGATTCCTCTTTTGGTAATAGTGTGTAATATTTATCCGGTGAACTATTTCCCATAGGATAGAATCCGTCAAGAATCTTTATGATTCATCTGCTAAATCTACGAAGTGGATGTGTCGCTCTGCTCTAGTGCCAGAGCTGATTCACTGCCCTAGGGCCGCTGCCGCTCTGCCCTAGGTGACCTCTGGTCGGTTATCGTTTCGCCTTATCGGTGACATATGGTACCTTACGTTGGATTTGCCAAAATGTTCACGAAATTCCGGGCGAAATGGCAGATTTTTTTAGCCCTATCTCAGGATTGCCGGGCCGCGGCCCACAAGGCCGATCTGTTTCATGATTTTATTTGATTGCTCATTACAAAGATACAATCCATCCTCGGAATATAGGTAATGGCTTCCGTCTATGTCCTCCATATCAGATTGAATGTTTATTACGGCACCCAACACAGTATCATACTTCTGCTCAATTTCGTACAATGCTTGACAAATAGCTTTGCCAATTTCTTGTGCATAGTTAGAAATCTTCATATAGTCCCCATTGGATCATAAACATCAGCAAGGTCCTTGAGTCTTTTTGCCAAACATCTATCTTTGGTTCCATTTAGTTTAAAAATAATCCATAAACATAGATTCGTAATAATCTCTTTCATCATCTCAAGACCACTTCACTTCATTCATCTTGATATTTGTATCAAAGGCTTCATTGTACATATTCAGAAGGGCCTTCGCAGCAATATCAGAATCAGCAAATGAAAAAATAGTTCCAATAAAAGTAAGGATCAAGACTCTTGGTGTAGAGATTGATACTTTCATAATGCCATTGGTGTTTGCAACATGAACCAACTGTTCGATTGAAAGATTGTCATCGATCATATAGTCATACAGCTCGTTGCAAAGATCATTAGGATTATACTTTTCCATGTTAATTTCCTTTAGTTTTAGTTAAGATGAACTTAGATTTGGTTAATATCTTTGTTTGTGTTCGGGCCTGGCTCACAAGGTTTATAGTATCGTCCTGTTTCTGTTTCAATAGCTAATTGTTCCTCCAAAAAATCACGTTTAAATTTAAGGATACTAATATCGACCAGATTTTTTAAAATGTTCACCGTATCAGTAGATACTGCTGTGGAAAGAATTTTTAGTGCCAGATCAATCTGATTCTGATAAAGGAATGCTTGCTTGTAGGTTTCTGCAATTGTGATAGAATGCTCATTAATCAGATGGTCCATGGCAATGAATTTATCTTGTGTTGTTAGCCTATCTCCTGAAATCGCTTTTTTATTTTTCCAAAATTTCCATGTATTTGGATCAAGCTTAGGTCCCATAGGTCTAAGATTCATAATTAACACCTGTTGTTATAACCATTTTCATAATACCATTTAATTGCGAAATCCAGTGCATCTTCTTCATTGTCCCAAAAGAAAAGACTATTGGATATATTATCCAAATCTCTTACAGGAATGCCATCTGTTCGAGGAAATGGATATGTTTTTCCATTCTTACAAAGATAAACATAATCTTCATCATCCTTGTTGCCATCTGAAAGGACAATGTCGTAATAGCCAATTGAATTTTCAAGTACTGTTATAATAAAATTTTTTGGTGGAAGTTCTTCACGAGAAAGAAATTTACAATCGGTCTCGGAATTATCTCGTAGTTTCTTACGCTCGGACATTTTCATAGTTTACCTCTTAAATTATTTGGGCTTTACAGTACCACAAACAGTACAACGACAACTATCAAGCAATTTCGTTCCTTTACAGATATTGTGCACCCGATTTCCATCACCATATTTTTTGTCTTGATACGATGATTTGCATGTACATTTCTTAATCATAGTTCATAACCTTTCCTACAGATTCAATTAAATTTAGTTTCTTAGATTTCATTTGTGCTGCTTCAGCACTCATCACTATAAGTAGAGCTATGATATATTTAAAAATTGTATCATCTGGTGGATAGTCTAAATTTGTTTTTTCCGATACAAAAACTGATGTTTCAATTAGTTCTTGTAGTAGGAAATAATATGTATCATTCACCACAATATCCATATCGTGCATGTAGTCAAGTATATAATATTTTGCTTTAAGGCTTCTGTCAACATTAGCAATCCAGTTGTTTAACCAGATATCAAATATCTGGTCACTACATACTGATTTTACACACAAAAGAGCAATTTTAATATATTGCTCTATTGAAATAGTTGGAATAGTCAATTCTTGAATAAGACGCAATTCAGTTGAACCAAATTTTAATCCGTTATCTTCTACTTCTATTCCTCTCGTTTCTACTTCCCATAGCCTAGGATTTCTAATGTGAGCATGGAGCGGATTTAGCAGGATCGCTACTATTGGATCATTGTACCAATGAATATACCCAGTAGAACATAGACCAAGGTTTGGGCTACCATTAGCTGTTACCCATTTACCAATTTCCCATTTTACTTCATTAACAGTACCAGCCATTGTTTTCATGTCTTGAGTAGTTAATTTACATTTCATGTTTGGTCCTTTAAATGGGGATGTAACTATTTTGTCCTGGGGAATTTTTCCAAATTTCATCCTCCACTTCATCAAATATATCGTGGGAGATTTTTCCTTCAAGATACATTGCTATAAGAATCAGACTACTTTGGGCCCTGGTTCTAGTAAAGCTGTTTGTGACTTTCCGCAGCAGTTCATGTTTTTCTAAATTGGTCATATTTACCGCACAAATTTCTATAATTGTTATAATACCCCATATAGGATTCGAATTGGATTTACTCATAATCATAGTTCATATGAGTAAGCAAGCACCATTCATCATAGTTTTGTGATGTATCAAGCAAATACTCTTCAAGTGTGATTGGTATAATGCTTGATCCATCGATTATATTCCCGTAACAGTCAAATTCTACGACTGGATCGCTGTCTGGCTTTAGCATAGTTTTCTCCTTTAGTCTGGCATGTTTTCTTTGATTGATTGTAGTTTCGTCTTACGTAGCTCGTTTTCTGTTGGATTTCGAATATTGGTATGCTGGCACGCCTCAAAAACGGTTCGAATGACGTTTCGCTCTGACAGTGGCTTTCGTGTTTTCGTTCCATTATCGTCCGCTGTTACCATATTTTCCTTAAATATGGTTTTTGCTTTTTCTAACGCTTCTACAACGTTTTCTGCTTTAACGCAGAACTGTTGCATCATATCGTTAGATACTGTTATGGCGTATGTATTCATAGCTACTATCCTCAGTCATGACAAACGTGGAGCATCGTTGCGATGTATTTGACATGCAAATGGCAATAGAGATGCCCGAATCGTGGCATACTCGCTGTCATCGCAGTTGAGGGAACACAGATGATATGCTAGCTGAACAGCTATACGCCTGTCAACTGTAACATTTGTGCTTCCGCACCACAGTGGCCAACAGGTAAAATCTATATCTGTTCCTCTCAGATCAGCCATACGCAAAAACGCTCCTTGCAAATTTGCTCCTTGTAAATTCGCATTTTGCAAATTTGCTCTGAGCAAAAATGCCCCTTGTAAATTGGCTTCCTGCAAAAACGCTCCTTGCAAATTAGTATCTTGTAAATTCGCATCTTGCAAATTTGCTCTGAGTAAAAACGCAGCTTGCAAATTAGCTTTCTGCAAATTAGCCTCTTGCAATTTCGCATTTTGCAAATTAGCTTCATGCAGGTCTATTCCAAACAAAAACGCATTTCGCAAATTTGCTCCTTGCAAATTAGCATTTTGCAATTTCGCACAGTCCAAAATCGCGCTTTGCAAATTCGCATTGCACAAATTTGCTCCTTGCAAATTAGCATCTTTCAA